TTTTTTTTTTTTTTTTTTTTTTTATAAGACTTAATAAGGATCGTTTCCTATGAATGTGGTTCCCCCTTTTACTAAGTTTTTATCCGAATAACATAAAGAATATAAGTTTACATTAAAATAAAATACATGGATAAAATTGATTAAAATAGCAGTATTACAAAGGTGATATAGACTCCATAATACTACAGCCTGCTTATTCAGGTAAATTGTTGAAGAAATTTTGTTTCCAGCTCCTCAAATGTATATAAGTGAGGCATACCATCTGATCCAAAGAATGCTTTATGATCAACAAAGAAGTTGAACATTTTTATTCTCCAAAAATCAAAATCTTTCTTTTCGTATGTAAAAAGCTTTTGCAAAGATGTGCGACAAGCTTCATAACAAAAATCACGTTCATCATTCGTAATCCATTGCCAGTTTAATAACTCAAGTACCGATTCCAATGGTAATTTTGAGTAATAAATAGGTCTTAAAGGACTAGATTGCGGGTGCTCGACGAAAGAAGATTTTAAAAATGTTGCTTCAGAAAGAGGTATGGTTTCATAAATGCTTTCGTCTTTGGTTGCTGGTGTGAAACGTATGTTGTGCTTCTGTAAAAATTCTTGGATAGTTCTGAAATTAAAGATATCCTTGAATTGATCAGTCACAGAGAGGATCATATCATCTCCATACATGCAATAGTAAACATGCTGCTTCATTTCTCTCAATGAGCGTTTTGTTATGCTTAACCATGCTAGTTTCATATAAAGTTTATTTACAAGATCGTTTAATTCAACAGTTAAACCGAAACCTGATGGAATACCGTTAGATCTTTTAAAGATCACATTTCGTGCTATATGAGGCATTTCTTTCATTTCTTCATAGAGAGCAATGCGAATCATACTTTCAGTAAGCCATTCAGCTGATGGATAATAACGATCATACCACTCTATAATAGCTTCAAAAGCTATTCTGACACAGTCATTGTCTAGAGTGTCACCAAAGGCAGTGTAATCTCCTGTTACAATATTATCTCCTTTGGATTTTAATTTAGTCGCTAAGGCGGACCATTCCGGTGAGTTAACATCAATTCCGATTGCAGTGGAATTTTTAACTCTATTTGCCATGTAAGAAGCCTTAAAATGGCCAAAATATTCTCGAACAGCAATAGATTGTTCAACAGGGCATGCAGAAAAAATACGATTTTTTCCT